CAGACCCCCCTTCTCTGCTCCCAGCTCCGTTAGTATTCCCTTCAATCGTGGTGACATAACCACTAGAGTCGATATCCTTAACGGCTAACCCAATATGGGAGAATGAAAAGACTACAATATCTCCAGCTTTAATATCCTCATTTGTAGGCTTCCGCAAATCAACCCCTTTTGAACCTTGTTTTCTAGCCCAGTTTTCAAAATCCCAAGCTCCTGCTGTTTGAGGTCTTTTGAATGAAACATCCTGCCCTTCAATAGCTTCTTTAACCAACCAGCAGATGAAGGCTGCACACCAAGGCCACCCCTTATCAGGATCTAACCAAGTAGCAGCTTTATATACGTCAACCCTTGGACCGCAGTTACTACCGTCAATTTCTGATACACCAATTTCTCCGCGAGCTAAATTGACCATTTTCTCGGAAACACTACTTCCAGAAACTTCTGTTTCGTCTGTAGATAACTTAGCGAGTATAGCGTTCCAAGTGACTGGGCCATCAGATCCATCAGCAGAAACACCCAATAGTTTTTGAACGGTTTTTACAACTTCTTTTTTTGATTTAAAATCCATTTTAATTATTTTTTAATTATTTTTTCAGGGTTTTTCGCATATTTTTTAGCTAATGCAATCAAACCATTTATGATTTCAGGACTAATTACACCAACAACACCATATGAAACAGCTTTAACTAAATCACTTATGGGAGCATCATGCAGAATAAACCATAAAATCATAGAAAGTATTGCTGCAGAGCTAACGTTTTTTGCGAATTCCTTCCAACAGTATTCTACTTTGGAGTTCAGCATCCGAGCAACCATACCTGCAGCCCCAATTATTGGAATAATCCATCCGCCGTTAATAAATTCTCTCATTAGATTTTTTAAGTCCATGTAAATTAACTTACACAAAACGCTATCAAATATGTGTATATATTATTAATATGGGCGAACACAGTAAAGATATTTCGGAGGCGGAAGCTTTTGCTAAAAAATACTGTAATCCAGAAGATAGTGACATCATTTCTGATTTAGACCTACACGCAAGAAAAACAGCATGGGTGTTACTTCAAAGGATCAAGCATTTAGAAGAAAACTCTTGTGTTTGTGAAGAATGTGGATCTGAAGTAGAAGAAGAGGTTGTAATCGAAGAAGTTGTAGAAGAGGAAGAGGCAGAAGTCGCAAAAAGTAACAGTCAAGAAGTCAAGGCTGAAGCACCCGAGACTTCCACTATTGATAAGCTAACAGAAATAGCTGAAAAAAATAAAAATATTTTAGATAAAGCTGCTAAAGGTACGGCTGCTGCAGCGGCTGCTGGAGCCACCACCCAAACTGCCAGTGCTGCCACTGGTTTAAGCGCTTTCGTACAAGAAACAGTTCAAAAAGTAGGAGCAATTGGAATGGCTGGTACGATGTCCATAGGTAGTGGGGCTTACTTCCAAGCTAAAACGACAAAAGAAAAGGGTACTGAAATCGCCGTTGTAGCAGAACAAGAGCATAAATTATTTTCTAATTTAAATAATTTTACTGAGACAACAATAGGCTTCCAACCTTTTAGTGGCGTTAGCGAAGTAATTGTAGAATATGCCGAAAAGGGTTATGGAGATGTCGTCGGCACATCCGAAGAAGGTTACGAAGGAGGCGAAGAAGGAGAAGGTGAAGAATCTGGTGGTGAAGAGGGGGAGGGCGAAGCGTCAAACGAAGAAAACTCTAACGAGGGAAAAGAAAATGAAGGCGAGCCTACAGAAGAAAATAATGAAGAAGGCGAAGAAAAGGCTGTTAAAGAAGAAGAATCTGTAGAAACAGAAGAAGAAAACGAAGGGGAAGAGACTGAGGAATCCAAAGAAGAATCTGTAGAGGAAGAAGAATCTAAAGGAGAGGAGAAGTCTGAAAAGCAGGAACCTGAAGAAGAAGAAGAAGAAGAAGAAGAGGGTGAACCTGAAGAGGAGGAGTCTGAAGAGGATAAAAAGAAAAAAACAGATCTTGAGAACCCAGAAGAAACAATAGAACTAGAAGAAGATGATCAGGTTACTGAAGTTCCTGATGTTATAACAAGATAATACTATGGGAGATTTATTTGATAAGATACTCGCCCCTTATATGGGGTCCATGCCTGAGTTCATTATTTCCATCTTGGGTCTTTTAGGGACTCTCTCTTACATTGTCCCTGAAGATAGTAAGTTGGGCAGGTTACTGGGGAAGTTAACAGGCAGCTTAACTAAGCTTAAGAATTTTATACTCAAAAAGAGAAAATGAAACACACGCTAATCACTTTACTATCAATAATCTCTGTAGCAAAATCTGCTGTAATAACCTCTGTAGAGGGTAATATACTTATAATAGACCCAACAGGGAACCCCAGTATTAATCCTGTAGTTAATCCTCAAAGACCCACTCAGATTAGTAATGAGGAAGTTGTAGATATAGCCGAAAGCAAGGATAAGAAATTAGATATGGTTATCACTTGGGATGCAGATGAAGAACAAATTTATGATTTTTATGATACCCCAAACTGGGATTTTTCCCAATCAGATTCTCTGGAATTAAACAGAGATTCGCCTATCGCTAATATATTGACTATAACCGATGCCCTAATACTTGAAGATAGCCCCTCTTATTCAAACATCGAAATTGGAAATGGTTTTTCAGTAACGTTGAAATCTACGAATTTTACTTTCCAAAACAATAATGGTTTTACTGGAGTGAATGACGATGATGATGTCGTTTCAACTTTGAATATCTTTGAAGGGTCTGATATGAACGCTATGTTTTCTGCAATTGGGTTAGAAATAAATGTAGATTCAACTAGCAGCTTAACGCTACGAGGCGCTGGAGACTCAATCAATAGTCAAATTGAAAGATCTGTCGTCAATTTGTCTCCAAATGCCAAACTCACTCTAGATTCAATAGAGGAGTTTTTAGAACAGGGTGATGATATTTATTTAAATGGTGTATCATTCTCCCAAAACCCTGATATTTTAAAATTTAATGGTAATACAGGCACTGCAATTCCAGAAGCTCATTTAATTCTCTTGAGTGCCATATCCACAATATTACTTTTAACTCAAAGAAGAAGATGGTGATATTCAATCAAAACTATTTCCCACTGGGGAAATAGAGCTGCCTCTCAAGTTTGCGAAACCTAGCATCAGAATGCCAGACTTCATTTTTCTGCGGAGTATAAATACCTTCTTCAGTCTGAATCGGCTGGTCCTTCTGCAGTTTCAGAGTAGAAGGCTGATAAATGTTTAAATCTTGAACGCTCTGAGATAAGTCTTTCGCGCAAGAGGTCAGCCCGATCAGAGTCATTACTACCGCCGCGCTGCCTAAGATCTTCGATTTCTTGGATAATTTCATATTCTAATTTCTGATGTTTATTATGCAAATCATAGTAAAATTGTTTATTTTTAAGAGCTAAAAATAATTCTAAAGATTTTAAAATAGATTTTATTAACGTCAACATTAAGCCTCAACCCCATGAGTATAGATTTTTTTCTCTGTTCTCTGTAAATCATCAGATACTTGAGTCACATAACCATCGACTGCTCTTGCACAATCGATAGCCCATTCGCGAGAACCTTTTAGTTCAGCACTGTAAGCGTGATGGTATTCACCTTTTCGAGTGTAAACTTTGTAAAGAATTGTTTTTGTTTTCATTTGTTAGGAATAAATTCTAAAGAAATTTATTATCTGACAGATGTCCATAGATAATAACAGCTTTAGACAGAAAATCAATACCTTTTTCATCTAGCAGGTAAGTATCCTCTCCATCAGAGAACTCTCTTAATAGCCCATGCTTGATCTTTTTTGTCCCACGTAACAAAAGGTCTTTGCCCATCAGATGAGCAGTAGTCTTATTAGCCCCTACAACTTTAAATTTAATTGTCATTATATCTCTATTACACCAAACGACGGTATTATTATCGTCGTTAAATATTACGATCTTTTTATCGTACCTTTCAATCCATTTTTTATAGGATTGCACTTTATACTTCCTCCTTATTTCACTCTTAACGTAATTTTTACCCAAAGTATACATCGCATGATCTAAGATCCCCCTAGTCGCCGCCATTAGCTGTAAGCTTCCAAAGTTTTTACTAAC